ATGCCTGGAGTTTGTATGGCCATAACCGAGCAACACCTGCAACGCATCATGCCCAACGCCCGCCGCCAAGCGGGCGTTTTCGTATCCGCCCTCAACGCCGCCATGGCGCACCGGCAAATCAATACGCCGAAGCGCCAAGCCGCGTTTCTCGCACAGGTGGGGCACGAGTCGGGCCAGCTGCAGTACGTCCGTGAGCTGGGCGGTGAGCAGTACCTGAGCAAATACGACACCGGCAATCTGGCGATGAAGCTGGGCAACACAGCTGACGCGGACGGCGATGGCCAGCGTTATCGCGGTCGCGGCTTGATTCAGATCACCGGCCACAACAATTACCTGCGCTGCAGCTTGGCGTTGTTTGGTGATGAGCGACTGCTGCGCACACCTGAGCTGCTGGAATTGCCGCAATGGGCTGCTGAGTCGGCCGCGTGGTTCTGGTGGATTCGAGAGCTGAACGCGTTGGCCGATCGGGATGAGTTCGAAGCGATCACCCGCAAGATCAACGGCGGCCTCAATGGGCTAGATGATCGGCTGGAGCTGTGGAAGCGGGCGTGGGCGGTGCTATGCGTCTCGTCGACTTGATCCCGGCGCCGTATCGGCTGCTGGCCAACGGGGTTCTGCTGGCTGCGTTGGCCAGCGGATCGGCCGCGCTGGCGTGGCAGGTTCAGGATTGGCGTTACGGCCAGCAGCTGGAGCAGCAAGCCCACCGGCAGGCGGAAAGCCTTATCCAGCAAGCCCAGGCGGCAGCTGCGCAGCAAAAGGCCGAGCAGGACAAGCGCCTGGCGCTGTATCAACGGCTTTCGGCCAGTGAGCAAACCCATTACCGAGTGTTAAGTGATGCCCAACGTGATCAAGGTCGCCTGCGCGACCGTCTTGCCACTGCTGATCTGCGCTTGTCAGTCCTACTCGACGCCACCGCTACCGCCGGCAACGACTCAGTGCCAGCCACCACCGCCACCGGCGGCGTGGTTCATGGCGCCAGAAGAGCCCAACTTGACCCAGCGCATGCTCAACGAATTATCGGCATCACCGATGCCGGCGACCGAGGACTGATCGCCCTGGCGGCCTGTCAGGCCTACGCCAAAGAAGTCTCAACACCGAAGTGAAAAAGAGCGGCCGGGCTGGATGCGTCAACATCCCACCCCGGCCGCCGTCCCTGCAGATGGTCCCTGCAAGTCCAGCCGAGGCTCTTACTCCGTGCACGAAGCGCGGCGAGCCTAGCACCTGTTTATCCATACAGTAAAGGCCTTGCTATTTATGTCTACACCCATCATTCCTTGGATGGGCGGCAAACGCCGCCTTGCCGACCGCCTCATTCCGCTTTTTCCGCCACACGAATGCTACGTCGAAGTCTTTGCCGGCGGTGCCGCGCTCTACTTCATGAAGCCCCAGCCATCGGCGGTCGAAGTTCTCAATGACATCAACGGCGACCTGGTCACGCTTTACCGCGTCGTGCAGAACCACCTCGAAGAATTCGTCCGTCAGTTCAAATGGGCGCTCAGTTCGCGCCAGGTGTTTGAGTGGCAGAAGATGACCCGCCCTGAAACCCTGACCGACATCCAACGCGCCGCCCGATTCTTCTACCTGCAGCACCATGCTTTTGCCGGCAAGGTCACCGGGCAGACGTTCGGCACCGCCACCACTGGCCCGGCCATCAACCTGTTGCGGATCGAGGAAACCTCTCGGCCGCCTGGCAGCGCCTGTCCGGCACCTACGTTGAAAATCTCCCCTGGCTTGAATGTGCCGAACGCTATGATCGTGCTCACACCTTCCATTACATGGACCCGCCTTACTGGCAGACTGCAGGTTATGGGGTGGACTTTCCGTTCGAGAACTACGAACGCATGGCTGACTTCATGCGCAGTTGTAAGGGGAAGGTGATGGTCAGCATCAACGATCACCCGGACATCCGGCGAGTATTTGAGGGCTTCCATTTTGAGACGCTGGACATCCGTTACTGCAATACCAATCAGCGGCAAGGGAAGTCCGAGGTCAGCGGAGAATTGGTGATTATGAATTGGGAACCAGCCGCATTAGGATCTTTGTTTTAAAAAAGTGGTCTCGGTTGCATACAATTATCCATGGGGGAATAAGATGGGTGTTCTAACGGTTGAGCAACTTCTCAATACTGCAACCTTGGTTCTTGAAGACTTAGGTAATCTCATTGTTCGGTCTTGTCCCCCGATGGGTGGGCCGGATCGCTTGCGAGTCAGTCTTGTGCTTACGATCGCCGAGCAGTTTGAGGCTGTTATACGGCTAGCTCAGGCCCAAATGTGTACGCATGCTACAACACATGCTAGGTCAATGATCGAAGCTTTAGTCGCGATGAAAATGCTTGAGTTTGATAACGACTATGTCGATCAAATGATGTATGAAAAATTACGAGGTGAGCGGAAAGTTTACAACGGGTTACTTGCTAATCCCGATCTTCCTGACGATCAAAAGGCGACGATCAAAAACCGGTACGATACTTGTGTCTCTGACTTCGAGTTGCTTCATTCCGCTGGGTATAGACCCAAAGCCATCACTAATGATATTGGAACTGCAGGGTTGTCACACTTGGCCGTCCCGTATTCAATGCTTTGTGCTTTCTCTCATAATGACTTGGCTATACTTGCGTTCCGACACCAAGGGGAAAAGAGTATGGTCTATAAACAAGGTGATACACCTGAGATGGTTCAGACGGTCATAAGCACTGCGTTGATGGTTGTTATGGATGCAACTAGTCAATTTGGGTCCATTGCGAAGTTTCCCGATGGGTATTTCGATCCGATATTTTCTGATATGAATATCAAGTGGAGAGTATTCTTGGACAGTATTGCTCCCATTGTGGAAGAAGTTTAGTCTTGGGGTAGCTTGGCACGCGGATCATCACCTGTAAGCTCGTGGATCCTTGTGTAAAGGTGGCTAACCAACTTCCCTTTGGCCATCAGCTCCCAATTGCTTTTTGTCTCGATGTCGGTGGCTCTGCGGCTAGCATTCGAAAGCTCGACTTTTAGCTCGGCCAGTTCGGCACGCAGGGCGGCGCATTCATTACTTGCTTCGGCATGCATCTGCACCAGGCCAAAGATGTTCTCCCGGGCTTTGCGCAGTTGCTGGGTCAGCTCCTGGACTTCGTTCTCCAACACCAGTTTGTAATGGGTGATGGTTTCCAGCTCAGTCGGGCATCCAAGCCAGTCGCTGGTGTCTTCGATGTCGACGGGGGTCATGGGCATGCCTTATCAATACTGTTCGTTTGTACAGTATAGATAGGGCGAATCCATCAGGCGATGGCGAAGCGACGAATTGTCGTTTGCTGAAAGGGGTTTGGGCAAAAATGGGGCAAGCTGTACGCCAATCAATGCCATTTAATGCCTAGCGAACGAATATACCGATAAGTCAATTAAGCCCTACAGCCCTTGTCTAACGGGGCTGTAGGGCTTTTTCTCGTTAGTACTCCAGCACAATCGGCGCGTGCTTAAGATTGATCAGTCGAGATCGGAACCTTCCATATAATGCTTTATGAAGGCCATCCCAGCGTCGGTGACCCAGTACGTAAAGGTCATAGGGAACTGCTTGGAGAAACCATCAGAGGAGGTTATGTCGAAGGACATGCCTTTAACGTGTTTGTCCTCAAAGAAGCCGTCTTGAGCCGCATTTGCCACGAGTATGTCCCCACCTGGCCCCAATACAAAAATACGCTCCCCGCTTTTAGCCAGGATTGCAAAAAGGCGTCGTTCGCACTCGCCGTAACGGTTGTTCAGGATGCCCAAATTCTGCTTGTACTTACGAACAGAAAGGCGGTCGATGTCCTTTTTCTGGTCAAAGCGGGTATGACAATTTGGGCATAGTGCGATCAGGTTTTCGAACGAATTATCCTGCGTCTCTGCCCAAGGAACGATATGGGCAATCTCTGTAGTGGTTGATCGGCACGTCGGGATTGCGCATCGATGCCCCGCCTCCACTAGAACTGCTCGTTGCACCGACGCTGGAATGTGATCTCTTGACATGGTTTGTGTCCCTAAATTGGCGTGGGCTGGAATCCCGCTCTGTGGCTCCTGGTCAATTCTAGCGACGAATCATGTTGGCAATCATCGGACGGAGATAGTCCGCGATGAGAGCGGAGAACTCTTGCGCGCGCTCGATCGGAATGATGCTATCTTTAGCAATGCCCATTGACTTACACGCATGTTCGAAAGCATTGCTAGTCTCTCGCTCCAAGTATCGAGTTTGGCTGCGCTTATAGACAATGTCGAACCCCTCATTGATCGCGGCGACATAGTTATGATCTGTCATTGCTTGATTTGACCGTACCAGCTCGAGCTCTTCTTCGGATAGGTTGAGATCGACATCAAGTTCAATGTCAACGCCACTGGCGGGGTTAAAGGCGTATGTAGCACTTACTGGGGGGCCATCATATTTGTCGCTCAGGATCACTACGATCCGTGCCATGGAAAAATACTCAACGTAACCTAGAAGGTTGCGTGTAGAGGGGGCGCCGGCAACGCTGACGCAATTGAAAACATGAGTTTTCGGTCGAGTTGCAATCAAGTCGCGCTGATAAAAAAGGGCATAAGGCGGCGTTACAGTGTTGCATTTCAAGTAAGGCATAGCTGCGTCGCAGGCCTGAGTACTCACGCCAGCAGATGCCGCTAATGCGACAGTGGTTTTCACCATTGATCGTCCGGCGAGCTCCCCGCCAAACTGCGCGGTAAATGTCACGGGTGATTCAAGGGGATTTTCTGTAACTGCCATGGCGTTCAAAAGTGAATTTACATCCACCTTTGGATTTTTATTTGCGACCTGCTTAACCATTTTCCGAGCCGTTGATTTATCCCTTGCCGTTATATTTATATTTGTGCCGTTCTGGCTCGGCTCAGCCCTGTAAGTGGAGTTCGGGATCGTCATGCTGCCATCAGGCAGCAAGAGATAGTGCTCGCCGTCGATAGTCTGAATCTTGATATCTGGTGGCGTCCCTCGTTCCCGTTCAACACCGTGCATCATCGCGATGTGGGAGAACTGCTGCCAAATCTCAGCGTCCCAGCTATCGCCTGACCGGCTATTACAATCAATGCAGATGAAGGACCGGATTTTTCGTCTGCCGCCAATAGAGTGCGGAACAATGTGCTCACGAGAGTTGTTGGTAGCGTCGATTGGCTTTTCGCAGAGCGCACAATTGCTGCTGTTATCCATAGCGATTCCTTTGAATGGAGCGTCGCACGTAAGCAAAACAGTAGCACGAATAGGTGGGATCAAATCGATCCAGGTGATGTGACTAGCGAAAAACGAGCGTCGGAGAAAATTGCAGACTGGAGCGATCAGGTTTTTCCGCTA